GAACAATTACTAGCTGCAGAAAACGAACTATCAACAAACGCAAAAAAAATCATCATTGGAATAGATGATATATCAATTCAGAAATATTTGGCCAACCCGCTTAAAAATATTTTAAAACAAAATAAAAATATAGAATTATATATTAAAGAAGAAAAAACAAACCAACTAATTGACGATACCATAAATGGTACAATAGATCTTGCTATTACATCTTTAAATCTAAATATCATTCAAAATTGTAAAGTTAATACTTATAAATTATTAGATTTAAATCTTTGTTTAATTGGAAATACATCATTAAAACAAATTAAAAATTCCACATATGAAGACATACAGGTTATTACAACCAATCCAAATTTTAATAAAAGCCAAAACAAGATTATAGTTGATAATTATTCACAGGTTAAAGAACTAATAAACCAAAACCTAGGATTTGGAATTATACCTAAAGAATTTGTAAAAAAAGAAATTAAAGAAAATAAAATGTTTATTATTGAAAATAATATTGCTAATGACAATTTATACATTATAACCAATTTAAATAATATAAATAATTATGTTATTAGATTTAAAAAGTTAATTATCGAAGAAACTAATAAAAACTTAATAGAAACTATCCATTAAAAAAATAAAGGAAAATAAATCGTTTTCCTTTTAATTTAAACAAAAAAAGAAGTCCATGGACTTCTCTTCTTAATAATAAATACAAGAGCCAAGTAAAATTGCAAGTAAGATATATAATACTAATATAATTAAATATCCACAATTATTACTATGCCCTCCACATGGATTACCACATTGGTTTCCACATGTATGTTCATTATTGCAAGCCATAATTACCCCCTTCTAGAGACTTATAGGTAAGCCCCAAGTATGATTATTAAAAGAATAAATAATACTAAAACGATTGCTGCTGCACTTACGCCTGTGTTACACATATAAATCATCCTCCTTTTTGTCTTTTCACATTATTGTATGGAAATCTAGTGATTGTGTGAGTACTATTGCATAAATTATTTAAAAAATATTGTCATTTAACACGAAATTTGGTAGAATTAATAGTGTATGAAAATTAAACATACGTCATGAAAGGAAGAACATATATTATGAAAAAAACTTTATTAACACTAGGAGTTTTCGTTCTTGTACTTGGCTTAGTAGGATGCGGAAAAACTCCAACACTTAAAAATGGTGAAGAAATAATCGCTGAAGTTGATGGTAAAAAATTTACAGTTGAAGATTTATATGAAAAATTAAAAGCACAAGGTGGAGAAACTACTTTAGTTAATATGATTGATGAATTTCTTGTTAACAAAGAAGTAGAAACTGATGAAGATGCAAAAACATACGCTGAATCGCAAATAGAATCATATAAATCATCATATGACAGTTATGGAAAAGATTTTAATGAAGCCCTAAAAGAAGCTGGATATGCTGATGAAGATGCTTTTAAAGAAGCTTTAATTCTAGAATACAAAAAACAAAAAATTGCTGAAGATTATATTAAAGATAACATAACTGATGCTGAAATTGAAAAATATTATGAAGATAACATTTATGGTGATATTGAAGTTAAACATATTTTAATCTCACCTGACGTAAATGACAATGCAACTGATGAAGAAAAAGAAAAAGCTGAAAAAGCCGCTAAAGAAGAAGCAGAAAAAATCATTAAAAAACTAGATAAAGGTGAAAAATTTGATGATTTAGCTAAAGAATTTTCAGATGATAAAGGTACCGCTAAAAATGGTGGAAAATTAACTGCTACTTATGGCGAAGTAGTTGATGAATTCTGGAACGCTGCCAACGATTTAAAAAATAAAAAATATACAAAAGAACCAGTAAAAACAGAATATGGTTACCACGTTATATACCGTATCAAAGGTAATGATAAACCTGAATTAAACGATGCTAAAGAAGAAATTATTGAAAAACTTGTTGAAAATAAATTAAAAAATGATACAACTATTCAAACAGAAGCTTTAGTTGAACTTCGTAAAAAATATGGTTTAAAAATAAATGATAAAGAAGCCGAAGTTGTAAGACTTATTTTTTCTTTATATCTTGAAGGATATGGATATGGTAAGATTGCTAATGAATTAGAACTATTAGGATATACCCCTAGAAAAGCCAAACATTGGAGTCTAAGCGTTATTAAGGACATTTTGAGCAATCCTGTATATATTGGTAAAATCGCATGGAATCGAAGAAAAGAAGTTAAAATAATGAAAGATGGTAACACAACTAAAACAAGACCTAGAAATCACAACTATATTTTAAAGGATGGAAAGCATCCAGCTATCATTGATGATATTATATTTCAAAAAGCCCAAGATAAAATTACCAATAATCCTAGAATTAAAAAAGATAAAAAAATGATTAATCCCCTATCTACTTTGTTTTATTGCAAAAATTGTGGACATGCAATGATCTTTAGAAAATATAATAAAAGCAATCCTAGATTTTTATGTAATAATCAAAAACATTGTCATACAAAATCTTCAACATATGCAAATGTTTATAGCATACTTATTGATACTCTTATCAAAATTCAAGAAAACTTTGAATTTCAATATAAGAATCAAAACAATCAACATATAGTTAATTATGAAACCCAGATAGATAATATAAAAAAAGAACTCAAACGTATTGAAGAAAAACAAGATGAATTATATGATTTATTAGAGAACAAAATATATTCGAGAGATGTATTTATGAAAAGAAATACCAAATTAGCAGCAGAAAGAGAAAAAGCACAAAAGAAATTAAATAAACTCATTTCTAATATGCCTAATAAAATAGATTATAATAAAAAAATTCTTGAATTTAAAAATGCTATTTCTATTTTAAATGACGAAACACTTTCTATTGAAACAAAAAATAAATCTTTGAAATTAATTATTAACAGAATAGAATATTCGTGCGTAGACAATCAAATATTTTTAGATGTCTTTTTAAAATAATAAACATATATATCATAAGTGGGGCATACGAATATGTTCCACTTATGATATACATATAATAAATCTTACATTTTTTAAATTGATTTTGAAATCATTGCAAGTATATTTAATGTTTAGATTGCTTAATTATCTCATTTGCTCTTTCTTTAATTTTATTTATAACATTTTGTTCTAATCCTTTGAATTGTGCTTCCACACCAAATGCAGAAACCATTATCATATATGCATATGCATTAGCATCTAATTCTTCTATTTGTAAATTATATTCAGCATTTGACAACTCATTTACTTTCTTATAATTTTTAAAATCGAATAAATTATTATCTATTTGATATTTATGTCTTAATTCGTGTGATATAGAAAAATACAAATCTAGTTTGTTTTCATATTTCTTTTTTATAGTTATATTTTTGCTATATGGATCATAAGATGCTAATTGTGTATTACTCATGAAGTTACTATCATCTATTTTAATTTGTGGTTTCTTTATACCTAAATCATTACATATAATCTTTACAAATTTATGTACATTTTTCATTTTACCACTCCTTTTATTAAGCATTATATCACTTATATAATTTGTTTGAAATAAAAAACATAATAACCATTTTTTATTTTTCCCATTTAACTAGATTCATTTTATATCCATCTTCATCTATTAAATTTTCTTGTTCATGTGCAATTTTTAACCAATTTTCAAATGATAAATATTCTTCGTTATTTGAAAATTGCTCATGTGTTCCCCATTCTTTCACACTGAAGTACTCTTTTTGTAATAATACTTCGTTTCCAAAATAATTTTCACTTACTTGCCAATCTTTCAAAAAAACAACATGATTATAATCTAAAATCAAAGCATATCCATATTTTGTTCTTTTTAAATGAACATCATCAACTTTAACAACAATTTTATTTTCATTATCTGATACCCTCTTCATTGTAAAATACTTGTTAGAAATTGATCTATATTCTAATCCACTAAATCTAAAATCATTAAAATTTTCTTTCTTACTCATTATTTATTCCTCCACTTCATTTACCTTACATATATATTATAACCCTTTTTGGGTTATTTGTCAACTGTTTTATAATATATATTTTATTATTTAAAACTTTTTATAGTTGATATATAATACATTTTATATTATAATTTATTTGAGGTGATAAGAATGATATATGTAAGCAATGAACAATTAGTGATTGAATTAAAAAAGTTAATGCTTGATGATAAAATATCACAAAAAGAAATTGCAGATAAGTTAGAAATCAAACCACAAGGATTAACAAAATTATTAAATAAAAAAAACTTTGGATTTGAAGATATTAAAAAAATTATTCAAGCAATGGATTATGAAATGGATATAACTTTTAAAAAGAAGATATAACAATAAAACCTGAATGATGATTAAAAAAACAAACAATAACCCCTCTTAAATCAAGAGGGGGTGTTCTTTATAATATATTCTTTTTTTAATTCATATGTATAAAATTCACTATTTTATAAAAACTTGTTTCATTTCTTTATACTCTTTGCTTTTGCTAAAGACTTTGGTCCAAAGATACCATCTATTTTTAATTCTGTTGCTTTTTGGAATGCTTTAACTGCATTCATTTTTTTAAGTGTTATTTCCAATAATTTTTGATATTTTTATCTTTTTTGATATAATATAAATAAATGGAGGACAACATTATGGCATTAAAAGATGTTTATGAATATCTATATAATAATAATTTGTTAAAAACTGATGATTTTGAATTTTCTGAAATACTTGCGAGACATCATGCTAATTTATCATTTTTACCTAGTTTAAGTGCTAATTGTGATGAACTTATTAATGAAATTAATGAAGATATATTATTGTATGGAGTTGATGAATCTGCATGGGTTTATTTTGAAAATCACAATGATATATATATACCTTATGATTATATGATTGAACATCATGATCTTCTTGATGAAGATGATTATTATATCGAAGTCAATCTAAAACAATCATTAGAAATTTTTAAATTATTAAATACAATTTAAGCATAAAAAAAAGACCTATTCTCAAAATTAAGAATAGGTTTCTTTTATATGTTTTTTATTGAATTCATAAACCGTTGATGTGTCTGGGTGTTTGACTTTTATTGTGTTTTCTTTTTCCTCTACGATATCAAGCCATTCAAAATATAGAAATTCTGGCATTCTTTCAAAATCAGATGTAGGTGCTCTGTAACTTATCTTTACTTTCATCGCTTTATACTCTTAGCCTTTGTTAAAGACTTAGGTCCAAAGATACCATCTACTGTTAAACCTGTTGCTTTTTGGAATGCTTTAACTGCTTTTTCTGTTTTTTTACCAAATGATCCATCTATAACTAGACCATAATTTCCATACCAATTCAAGAATTTTTGTAAATTCTTGACTTCATTTCCTTTAGAGCCTTTTTTTAGAGTTCCTTTTGGGAATGTGCCTGTATAAGCACTCTTTGTAAATGTTAAAGCTGCTACCTCTTTACCTGTGATACCTTTTACGATTGCTCTAGCCATTTTATCAGCATTGTATAAAGTAGTATCATCTTTATCATCAACAAAGCAACATTCAACGAGCATGGATGGAGATTTTGTTTTTCTTAAGAAGTATAATGTCAAACTTCTCTTTACACCTCTATTTTTAAATCCTAAAGAAGCAATAGCATTAACTGTTCTTTGTGCATAAGTTTTAGCTTTATTAGATAGACTATAAATATAAACTTCTGTACCTGTTGTTTTCTTGTTTCCTTTTTTATCTTTTGCTCCACTGTTGAAATGAATAGAAACATCTAAATCAACCTTATGTGCATTACATTTTGTTACTATTTTCTTTAATACATCATTTTGTGATGTTCCATTATCCACTGTACAATCATAAACTGTATGACCCTGTTGTTTTAAATATTTGATAACTAGATTTTTAACTTTTCCAGCTTCTGTACTTTCTTTAATTAATCCTACTGCTCCACATGCAATCTTTCCATCAGGATTATGTCCTCGGTGTACATTAATTTTCATATTAATCCTCCTTTTTATTTAATCTTAAATTTTCTATTTCTTCTTTCATATGTGTTACCACTCCATTTCCGCCTAATTTATGATAAGCCTCATACATTTCTATAAAGTTCTCATAAGCATAACTTGGAATATAACCTTTTTTTACGTATTTATCGTGGTAAGTCATGAGCTGACCTCTTAATAAGAGCATCGTTCCTTTCGAGTTGGCTTCTCTTCTTTTGTTTTCAAGTTCAATTCTTTTATCTCTTTCTATACCATCTTTGATACGTTCTTTTCTCTGTTGTTTAAGTATCCATACAATGTACCCCAATATTACAGGTAAAGCAATAGTATATGTTGTCATTAAAAAATCTTTCATATTTCTTATTCCTCTACTTCTGGAATACCTGCAATGCTTGTTAATACAGATGCAATGCCAGATGTTACAGAGATAGAAAGAATTGCTAACCAATCCATATCTGTAACTAAATTACCAACTGTAATCAAAGACACAGCTGTTTGAGCCATTGTTTTTATTGCCCTTCTCCCTGCACACTCAATCCATTTTGTTTTATTCATTTTTCTTTCCTCCTTTTTTATATCAAAAAAAGCACTCCTGGAGTGCATGTGATTATTGTGTTACTGTTGTTGTCTCTAATCTTCTAAAAACCAAATCATTATTCACATACGTAATCATATACATAACATGATTAGTGCAATAATCTATTGCCAGAGTGGGTCCAACTCGCACTATAAAATGATAATACTTTTTCAAACTTTCTGGCAAATCACTTGGAAGTGCATTAGTATCTATTCTGTATGTTGTTAGATATTTACTATTTGCAGAAAATACCCTAGTTGCTATTGTATCGCTTTGAGATAAATTGATTGTATCTCCTTGGTCTATTAATTTGATATTTTCTCCTTCTTTGTTTTTAGTATACATTTTATACCACCTCTTCCATTTCTGAAATATTTTCATCTAAATATCTATCTAATTCATCAAAGAAAGGCACTGGATTAAACAAAGAATCAAAGAATGCAACATTTTTAACTATATCAGAAATTGTAGTTATAATTTTATAACAGTTATCAACTTTTCGATTTAAACTTTCTATTTCATTTCTATAATCATCTGAAATATAATTGTCATTTATTCTTGTGTATTTAATCCCTGTTGTTGTGTCAATAAGTATTAATATATTATTCATTTTTTCAACAATATATAATACCTGTGCTTCTTGTTTAGGACCACCTGAACATGTTTCATCACAATAATATATATGTTCATCATCAAATTCATAAGTATCTATATCAATTTCACTTATAGATATATTTCTACTTTTCACTTCTGTACTAAAATATGTTCCATTTTCTAACTTAATGTATTCAATTCCTGTATTAGCATCATAAAAAATAATTAATAAGCCTTTTTTATAGATAACATAATTAGTTATTTGCTGCAAAGGTCCTCCATAACAGTTTAAGTCATTCATATATGTATAATCATCTTTGTATTCAAAATTATCTAAATCTTCTTGAGTTAGATTTATGACTTTAGATTCTTTAACTGTTTCAACTAATTCAAGAATACTTTTTTCTGTGCTTTCTTTTAAAAGTTCTATATTTTCTTCATTTTTAATGATACTGTTTTCCATTTCTTCAACTTTTGTAGGATTTGCTTGAATATAATCATCTAGACTTGCATTTATTCCCTCTAGAACTTCAATTTCAATTGGTAAAGTTTTAAAGCGAAATTTTAAAATATCTTCACTTGTTTCTGACTCTCCTTCAAATGTTGTGATTGTTTCAACTTCAATAAACCTTAAGGCTATTTTGCATTTACCAATAGCTATTGTTGCTCCGTTCGGAATATAATATGTGAACTCAATCATATCATTATTGACAGATATTTTTTCAGCTTCAATTAAAGTTGAACCAGTTTCTCCATTTGCATTTTCATAGTCAACATATAATTGTTTTGTAGACAAATCAACTTCATTGTACATTTTAGGAATTTTAAACTTTAATCCTTCGCTTAGATTATCATCCTGTACTGCTAATTGATCCTTTATATCTTGTATAATCAATGTCCTGTCATTTAATGTAATATAATTATCCATCTAACTCATTACCTCCAGAATATAATTAACAGTTACTTTTGATCCTTTTTTTGGTGGATTGTCATAGTAAATGTTCCACCCATTCGACAAGTGCATAGCCGCTACTATTTTAGCGGATGCTGTGTTATTATTTGCATTTACACAATATAATATTGTTAAACGTTTGATATCACTTGTTGATTTTATACCTGTTAATGAAGTTATCTCTGAATTTGAAAGTAAAATATCATTTCTATTCCCACTTGCAGTGATGACTTTTCTTTTTACATATCTATCACTTATATTCCCTACTTTTTTAGTCAGTTCTTGAATATTTAGTTTTATTTGACTTATAATCATATCTAAATTTTTTTGAGATAATTTATTATTCAAAATAATTGAATTAACACTTTTTCGTACATCATTTATTTTGGTATCTAATTTTTTTTCTAAATTACTTATACCATTTTTGATGGTATTGTTTAAAGAATCAAAATCAATGATAATATTTTTTCTAATATCTAACAACTTACCAACAAGTGAGCTCTTTTGAAAAATAACTCCACATGTATCTCCAGTTGATAATATACTAAATCTTAAATCTTTTTTTGTTGTGACAGAACTTGAATTTGTTGTAACTTGATATAAAGGAATATCATATATTATTCCTCCAGAAGATAAATCATCATTTTTCAAATTTGAAGTAGATATAAGTGTTACTTCATTTTCTGCTGGTGCTGATAAATCAACTCTGATAGCTATATATTGTGTTGAGTTTGGTTTTAATGTTACATATGTATTTTCTGTATGTAATATAAACCTCCCATATAAAACCGCTTGTCCTGAATAAAGGGTTGCTCTTAATCCACTAAAAGTACATGACAAATTGCTTTTATAATTTCTAATAATAAAATGTCTAACATAACCTCCTAGTGCATACAATACAGTTGCATCCATTTCACTCGTTATATCCATATTATTATCATTCATTAATTGAAATCCCATTTCTCATCATCCTTTCTATAAACTCTTTTTTTGAATTATAAATATCTAAAATCCTGTGAGGACAATACTCATTAACATTAAAATCATTATGAAAATATATATCATTCTCATCCAGATTAAAAACCTCAAACAATTCATAAATCAATGCTATTGCATTATCCTGTGCCTTTAAATATGTCTCATTATCCATTGTAGATTGACATATAACGATTGCTATTGTTGATACATTTCCCTCGTCATATCCTTTTCCTGTATGCCATGCTCCATGATTTAGTGGCAAGACTTGAATGAAACATTTATCATCAACATAAAAATGACATGATTCATTTGTGTTGTTTTTCATCATCATGTCATAATTTTCTTTTGCATCTAATCCATTTTGTGAATTGTGTATAGTTATTCCCAAAATACCTCTTGATTTTATACAACTATAATAATCTAATAATCTTTCTTCTATCATAGAAAAAACCTCTGCGAAAATTTATTTCTTACTTTTCCAAAAACAAGTTTAACAATCTTGCAATCCTCATTTTCTGTTTTTGATAATGAATACCCTGTTAATACAGTATTAAAATATTTTTTGCCAATATATAGTTGAAACTTTCCTCCTAAAATCATTTGACTAAAATCATATAGTTTGTTATCCAATATCATTTCTATCTCTATTTTGTGATTGTATAAAAAATTATCTAAATAACTATTTTTAAGACTTTGTAAATCTTCATCACTTGTAACAATAGATGTTTTAACCACATCTGTTCTTGTCAAATCTCTTGAATTTGTTACTATTCCATTTTCTGTTAGATAGTATGTTCCTCTTTTTTGTGTGGCATTTTCATTGTAGATTGTTAATTTGTTTTTTCCTGCCATTTGAATAATAGGTTTCATTGTTGGAGTATATACACTGTTATCAGCTATTTTATAAATAAAATCTTCAATATATTTACTTTTAATGATGGGTCTTTCATTTTTTAATGAAACATCAATAGAAACAACACAACCTGTATTATACATTTTGAGCATTTCATCATAAATATTGATTGTTGCTACTTCTGTACGTTTTATTGTGTATTTCTTTGTTGTTTGTTGACAATCAAAATCAAACTGACTAACAAGAGAAGTTATTTTATGATCATCATCATTTTGTAATGAATATTGCTGAACATAATATTTTATCTTTTCTGTATACATACCTGTATGAGTACCTATTTTCATTAAAATTTCATCATTGAATAATGAAAAAATATCTTGTGCAACAATTTTATTCTCTTCTATTTCATCAATAACTCCTGTAAAACGTTTTATTCCAAATGAATCTGTAACTATTATGACATCCCCAAGAGAAACTTCACTAGGTATTTCATCAAAAACAAATGAATTTGATGTTGATGCTAACAAATCATAATTAATATCAAACTCTAAAACCTTACATGAAGAAACAGGCATATCACATAACTTCAATCTTTGCTTGAAATAAGCTCGATAAAATCCTTTAAAATGTTGCATATATACCCTCCCTATATTTTATTTTGACATTTCCGTCAAATTCTTTTCCTAAATTAAACTTTAGAAAACTTACACCAGGTTTTAAATATAAGAATGTTATGTATATTTTTTCAGATACACCTATCGAAGCATCTTGATAATTTATAGGATTTATAACATTCACCCCTCCAATTTCTAATTTTATTTCTTCATTCAAATCATCACTGTTTACATAAACATAATTAAATGTTCCATTAAATTTACACAAACCATATATCCGATTTACCCTGTCATAAATAGAAAATGTTGGATTATTAACAGTACCATTTATTTCTATTTTTAAAGGTAAAATCATACTAGATTGATTGACAATCATTATATTGTCTAATCCGTTAGAAACATATTTATATTTTCTTTGCAGTGGATAACTTTTCCCTACTTCTTTTGTTGGAGATATTTCTAATATTACTTCTTTTGAATTAATCCAAAATGTTAAAGGCTTAAATTCAATAGCACATACTAACATATTTGTCCTATAATCAATTTCTTCTTTAGAAATACTTTCAACTTCAATTTCTCTGTAAACATCATAATCACTCATTGCTGGTGTTTGATAATGAATATATAAAGGAGTTTGAGAAATAAATCTAATAAAATCGTTATATCTTGAATATGCCTTTGTATTAAGTTCATCATTAGAAAAATATAACGTTCCTCCAACATTTGAAAATTCACTTTTCTTATTGCTTATTTTCAACGAATCGCCTATTCTTGTCTCTGTAAACGAATAAGTTGTTCCAAATCCTTTGATATCTGTTAAAAAAGCATCATCACATATATTTGTCAAATCAAATATTTCATCATATTCATTTGATAGCCATATTTTTCTATATCCCATCAATGTGCACTCCTTTTATACATTTCTTCATCAACATAATCAACAAATGTCTTGCCTAATTTTTTCATTGTTTCCTCTGTTAATTCCTGTGAATTGTTTTCAATGTAAAAATTAGTAGTCAAATTTAATGGATTATTTGTATGAGTCGAAATAACATTTTTCATCTTGCTGCTCTTTAATGCAACATCATATGATCCTAAAGCTGATTCTCCAAGCTGCGAATAGACATTCTTAACTTTATTTTTGTTTTTAATAACACCTTTTTCAATACCTAATATAGTATTTAATGATGAATTTTCAAATTCTCTTGATGGAGAATTAATATCTAATGTTTGGTTGTATATATCTAATGCAAATCTTGCTAAATCCTTAAACGATTTAATAACAAGAGATTTACTATCATTTGCACCTTTTGTAATTCCTTTAACTGCATTTTCTCCAACATTATAAAAGTCAGCCATTTTATATCCTTCAATTGCTTGATTAGCAATTTCTTGCCATACATTTTTATGACTTTTTTCTTTTTCTTCTATTGCTTTATTTGCTTCATCTACTTTCTTTTTAGCAGCTTTAGTCAAATTACCATTAGAATCAAATACTTCTTCTCCATTTGCTGCCATCTTTTTTAACTCATTGCTATATTTTGGAGATAGATTATTAATTTTACTATATACTTCAATCATTTTCATTTGTGCTACTTCTGATAGTTTTCCGTTTTCATTAAAAACTTGCACTCCATCAGCAGAAAGTTTTTGAAGTGCAGTTGCATATTCTGGAATAGCATCATACACTGAAAGTCTTAAATCATTCAAATTTTCATTTTGTGTTTCAAGTCTTTTTTGAGCTTCTTGTATCTTGTTTCTTGTTACTTCATCATCATGTGTCTTTTGCAGTTCTTTTAAAGCATTTAATTCAGCTTCTGTTTTTTGTCTTTCATTTGTTAAAGCAGTTATTTTTTCTTTTGTTGTCTTTTGATAAGTCCATGAATTTTTATTCAATATGTCATTGACATTATCATAGTTACCTTTTTGAACATCCATAGTTGCTTGTTCAAAACTTCTTTGTGTGTTGAGACAATCCATATAATTTTTATTTGCCTTATTAACATTATCTTGTTGTTGATTGAGATAATCTTGTAACGCATTTATTCTATCTTTATTCCCTTCTTTAATGGCTTGTGCCATTTGATCTTTAATTAGTTTTTCCATATCTGCTTGTTGTTTTTCAGCTTCGAGTTTTTTCTTATACAACTTTTCTTCATTTTCTAATGCTTTGTTGTATTCTTCTTTCTTAGCTTCAAGAATAGCCTGTGCTCTCATTTTTTTAATAGTTTCATCTATTGCTTTTGAAAGATTGTTATAATTCTGAATCTGTCCACCAACAAGCTTTATATCAATACCAGTTGCTTGCGCAAGTTCTCCAGATAGAAAGGCAGCTCTTTCTTTCATGCCCTTTTGAACATTACCATCAGAATCGACAATAGCATCTAATTGATTTTTATATGATGTTAGTACATTTGTCTGCTGTGTTGCTTTTATCATTGCATTTTCAGTTTCTTTGTGTTGTTTCTTTAATGATTCTGTTTGCTTATCAATAGAATCTGTTAATTGATCTACTTGTGAACGTGTATCTCCTTCTGCAATCTGCAATAATCCTGCAACAGCAATCAATCCACTAATAGCTGCAACGGCTATTCCCACAGGTCCGGGTACTCCAGCAAATACTGTACTTAAAAGTAATTTTAATTTACCAAATGTTTTTATCGCACTAGCAACAAGTGTCATTAGCTTGCCTAATATAATCAAAACAGGTCCAATAGAAGCAACTAATAAAGCAGTAGTTGTAATTATCCTTTTTGATCCATTATCTAAATTGTTCAACCAATTTATAGCATTTTGAATATATGATACAAACTTTCTTATTATTGGCATAAGAATATCTCCAAATGAAATAGCTAGTTCTTGTAATTGACTTTTCAATATTGTTAATTGACCTTTTAGGTTATCGTTCATTGTATCAGCCATTTTTTCTGCTGCACCATCGCAATTCATGATTTGACTTTTCAATTTGTCATAATCTTTTTGACTTGAATTGATGATTGCAAGCATTCCGCTCATTGCATTTGTTCCAAAAATTTGAGCTGCATAATGTCCCTTTTCTGCTTTTGTTAATCCACTAAATTTATCTTTTAACATCAACATAATTTGATCCATAGATTTCATCTTTCCATTTGAATCTGTTAATGAAATCTTTAAATCATCCATAGCTTCAGCGGTTGATTTGCTAGGTTTTATCATATGTGTTAAAGCACCTCTTAATGCTGTACCTGCTTGTGATGATTTAATACCTGCATTAGCCATCAATCCTATTGCTAAAGCGGTATCCTCTGCAGTAAATCCAAATGAACCAGCAACAGGTGCTACATACTTAAATGTTTCTCCCATCATTGAAACGTTGGTATTTGCTGATGCGCTTGTTTGTGCCAACAAATCTGCAAAGTGATTAGAATCTTTTGCTTTGAGTCCAAAAGCAGTTAATGCATCAGTTACTATATCTGAGGTAGTTGCTAAATCTTCTCCAGAAGCCGCAGCAAGATTCATAACTCCATCAATACCTTCTAGCATTTGTTTAGCATCCCATCCAGCCATAGCCATATAATTCATAGCTTGTGCTGCTTCCTCTGCCGAGAACTTCGTCTTTGCTCCCATTTCACGAGCTTTATCTCTTAATGCATTAAATTCATTTGCAGTTGCTCCGCTGATTGCTTTCACTTGACTCATAGCAGAATCAAAATCAGCAGTAGTTTTTAGTGCTACTGCCCCAATACCTGCAATTGATGTTGTTAGTGGAAGGAATTTTTTACCTGTTTCAACAGATTTATTTCCCATTTGCTCTAATTTTTGAGCAAATGCCTCTGTTTCAGCACTTAATCCACTTTGTTGTTTTTTTAATGATTTTAACCTTCCTTCAGTTTTTGAAATTTCTGTTTGAAGTTCAATATAGGCATTAGATGTTCTATCAACATTTTCATCTAAATTCATTTTTTCAAAAACACCATTTAATAATTGCAATTTGTTTTCTGTTTTTCCTATTTCTTCCGTCAAAAGTTTTTGTTTCGTTCTAATCAACTCAACGTTTGTAGGATCAAATTTCAATGACCTATTCACTTGTGAAAGTGCCTTTTGTAGTGGTATTGTATTATATTTTGAATCTTTCAATGCCTTTGATAGTTTTGATGTATCTCCACCGATTTCAACAGTTAGTCCTTTAAATTTTTCGGCCATAGTATCCTCCTTTATTTGTATAAAATAAAAGCACCCCTTTAAGAGTGCTTAAAACTTATCAAAATCTTCTTGTGTTGCTTCTATGAAATACTCTTCATCATCAGAATCTCCAATAATATTATTATTTTCTATAATAATATCTGTCAATTCTCCCAAAGTAAACATATCCATATCAGATACAGACATTCCAAGATTTAAACATGCAATAACAACTTTTTCATACGTTACTTTTTCTTTGGACGATGTTTTTTTTTACCTCTTTTTTTAGGAATATTCGTTGTATTCGTAGAAGAAAAAGCAATTTCTATAATATCTTCTCCTTTTTCAATAATAGAATGGGGATTATTGAAATAACTCAAAAAATCATCTATTGTTATTTCTGGGATTGGTTGTATAATCTTCTTTCCATTTATTTCAACATATCTTTTTTTACCATTTATATCATATTGAAAGTTTCTAGGATTAGAAATATACATGATATATAAAATATTTTCAAAAATCTGAAAATCAAATTCATTCAATAACTTTTCTTTATTGTTTAATAAATCTTGATATTTAGCAAACTCTGATATCAAATCTTTTCCAAAATTTCTTTTATATAACCTAAACATCATTGCACTTCTTGAAACATATAATGTTTTACCCTCAATTTCTATTTTTTGTATCATTTTATTCTACCTCTGTCTCTCCAAAAATCGGGAATGTTGGAGCAGTTGTATACCATGAATCGTATTTTTCTTTTGAAATATCTTCTGATGCTTTAGCCTTAACAATATTCATTCCATTTACTTCTAAAGGCGAAGCAGTAAAGTTTAAATTTGATGTTTGCACCTCTGTTTTATCTTCTACTGTTTTACCTTCAATAGTTGGTCTGGTTGCTTGGCATCTGTATAAAATATGTCTTATTTTTTTGACATCTCCTTCAAATTCAAACAATAACGCAAATTCACTATTGACATTGGAGTTTGTTTCAACAATTAATCCATCGTTAGACTTTTTGTAATTAAGATATTCCAATTCAAACCATTCAGGAATCAATGCCATTTCTAATTCTCCAGAGTAGCCAGTATTTGTATTTGAGTTAAAATAAACTGTATTATCAGCATAAAAAGGTGTTGTATCTCCTTGAGGATCAATCTTTATATTGACTGCTCCTGGTATTCTTCGAGGAATTCCTAAACTAACATTCCCGCTTTCATCTCTTGATACCTTTGAAACATGTACATTAGCCAACCCAAATTTTACTTTATTTTCTGTCATTTCTTTTCTCTCCTTATTTAATATTTTTTATTTTGTTTTTAATTCTTTTTGCTAAATTTTTATGTACATAGTCATTTCCATATTTAAAGTGTGGAATTTTTCTTGTCTCTCCACCCTTAGCAAGGTTATGACCATTTTCTAATAAATGAGTAAGTCTATACTCTTCCCCACTTGCATATATAACATTCTTTTTTTCTGTGAATGATTCTACTATTGTTTTGACTTTTAATGATTTTTTGTATTTTCCTTTTCTTTCAGATTTTCCAGTTTCCACAGGAGCATTTTCTTTAACAATCTTATGCGCTTCTTTTGATACTTCATCAACAGTTTCTTTCGTTGAATCGATTATTTCATCATTGTACTCTTCTAATATTTTATTGATTTCTCTTGTGAGTTCATCAATTCTTATATTGCTCATACAACCTCATAAGCACTTAACATAACTTTTTCATCATTTATCCATGACTGATGGATTTTTTCCCATACTAAATTATGCTTATTGAAAAACTGTTCTAGTTTTTCTTCCTCTAAGATTGTATCTTTTTTTCTAGTGTAAAGTTCCACAGAAAAACGATTACTTGAATAGAATACTTTATTGTCTGCTTTGAAATTATCTTTTTCATAATTCCAAACTAAAAAAGGAATGGAAACTTGATTACTAAAATGATCAAATTCACTTTGAACTGGATACTTTGAAATCAGTTCATCAAATTCTTGAATACTCAATGCTTGGTTTCCTCAATGTTAAATATATAGACTGTGGCATCGTATCATACTTTGGCTGATACATAACTATCTCATATAGTTTCGTTTCTCCAGTTCTAAATTCTTTTAATTCGATTAGATTATCTCTGGAAATCATGAAATTATCTGGTACAGAAATTAGCCTTTCTATGACACTGCCAGAATCCTTGGCTTTAAAAAAACGTTTGACTCCATAAGTCCTGTTTCCAAAATGAATATTTTTATATAATGTTTCTTTTATAACACCATCATCAACATCTAACACATTGATGATTCCATCATTAAACAATTCTATTTTCTTTTGCATAATTTTTCACCTTTGCATCATTTATAAAAGATATGATTTCTTTTTTATAATTGATTTCAAATTCATGCAATATTTTAGAGCGTTCATACATTACACGAATTAAAAGGAGAGATTGCGCTCTCCCCTCAACTGTATAATCATTTTTAATTCCACTTTTAGAATCAAAATAACTAATAGAATTTCTAATCATTGTCAATAGTTTCTTTTCACTAAATTCATCAATCCATGTTATATCTAAATATGATTTGACTATTTTTAATAATTCATCAGGTACTCCATTCATATTCATACCTCCATATTTCTATCTATGCAGTTGTTGAGTCTTGTGTTTCTGGAACAGTCATAACTCTTACTGTCATAGGTTCTAACTTAGAAATATCTAAAACAATAAAAGAATTATTGTCTAGTGGTTTGCCATTTGCATAAAGTTTAATTAAATAAACTCTATTATCTTCTAAAAATTGATAGTCATCAGAATATTCAATTTTGCCATCTTTTGTCATACCAGCGCCAGCGAAATATCTGTATGCTAAACCTAAGACTGCCTCTCCTTCTGTTACCGCTGCTGATTGAATGATTTTCATTGGAAATGGCATTACATCTTTTCTGTATGTTCCATCTCCACCCATCACTGTTGTAGCAGGGAATACTTTTGTTAAATAGTCTGTTGGATTAACAATCATAATAACATCCTTAACGATACGAGAATTACCTTTTTCATCCTTTGCTAATTTAGATAATAGATTTCCTACTGTTTTAGGTTGAAAATCTTTCACTTTAATAGCAGTTTTCTTAGCATATGTAACACTTTCAGTATCTGTGTTTGCAGTTCCTTTTGATAAATCTGCAATCATTGCAATAGGACCTTCGGCAGTGTTTAAATTATTAACTAATCCATACTCTAGACCATTAGCTAAAGATTCAATCAATATTTTTCTTACATAATTATCTAAATATGAAGGACCTAAATCTAAAATAGATTTTGGTACAGGGATAAATGCAGACAACTTCATTTGAGACATGTTCATTTGCTTGAATCCACTTGTTACTTCTTTTACAATCTCATCATCAATTTCTCCCCACTTTGCTTTTTGATAACCGTTTGTATTTACAAGCCATTTAACCGAAAAACCTGTATTTTCAAAATTGATAGCAGATAATAATTCATGTTCTGTTTCTAAATCTTCCATAACAGAATCAACAATAGTTTCTGGCATAATCAAATTTGTATCAGCTAGTGCTTGTTTTGGATTTTTACTTCTAAATGCTTCTGTTAATTTTTCATAGTATTCTTTTTCTTTTGATGTTAATTGTCTTATACCTCTTTGTGCTAAAACTTGAATATCATTAACATCAGCTAATTCTCTAGCTTGTTGCATTACATTTTCTTCAATATCTCCTGCTAAATCAATAATGGCTTGTTGATATTGTTTATCATCTTCATTTCTTAATGCTTCTACCATTGAAGTAATAATTTGTGTTCTTTTTTGATTAATAATTCCTAATGTCATTTTATTCTCCTCCTTCATCTTGACATTTTAAAAACCAGCCTTTTTTTGTTTCAGCTGGTTTATTCAATAAGTTTTGTTTTTCTAATCTCTTGTTTTTTAAAACTAATTTTGTCATCATTTCATCTCTTAATGACTGTTTGGCTTCTATCTCATTCACTGATGTAGCAAAGCCATAATCAAGTGCTTCATCAGCGGTGATCCATTCTTCTCTATCCATCATTTCTTTGATTTCACTCTCTGTCAGATGAGATACAGATTTATAAATTTCTATACTTGGTTGTGTGATTTTTTCTAAATCATCTGCCTGTTTTCTTAGTTCATTAGCGTCTCCACTAACATATGTCCATGCGTTATGAATAAGAAGCAAGCTCGCTTTATTCATAATTCTTTCTTTTCCTGCCATAAAAACAACACTTGCAGCACTGCATGCAAAACCATCACATATAGTTTTCACATTGCCCTTATAATCTCTTAAAAGATTATAAATTGCAAGACCTTGAGAAACCTCTCCTCCATAAGAATTAATTCTCACTTTCAAATCTTTTCCATTCAATTCTTTTAATTCTTTGGACAGATCATAAGCACATACATCATCCTCATACCATTTATACGATGTAATATCTCCATAAATAAACAACTCAGCACTATCTTCATTTATAGATAATTGATAAAAATTATTCTTTTTCATCTTCCCCACCTCCTTTCAATGATCTTATTAATTCTTCTATTGTAGAATAGTTCTTTGTCATAAAGAATTGATTCGCCCAATCTTCATCAATTATTGTAAATCCACATACTTCTCTTAAATCATTTATACAAGCAAATCCACTAGAAATAAGTTTATCTATCGCAGTATGAACATCCAATAAATCAATATGTTTGATTGCTTTTGTATCAAATTTGACATATATTCCATCTAAAATTTGATATTTAGTAAACAATTTTCTATTTAATTCTAGGGCAATCATTTCAACTAATGGATCAATACAAAATGTTAAAAATTCATCTATTGATTTAGATGTGTCTTGAACATTTCCTATTGCTATGGAAACAGGCATCCCTACTGCATTTGCTGATAATGTTATAACACTATCAAACATTTCTTTTATGTCTTTCGAGGAAACCTTCAATCCATTGTTTTTATACTCTTCATACGCATAACCATCATACAGTGGCATAATTGCATTTGCATTTTCAAAAAATGTTTTAAAATCTTGATTTATAATTTCTTTAAATGTTTCCTCAAAATCATCTTTATTTTCTACAAATTGATCAACTTTTACAAATCCTTTATTACCTGTATTGTTGATATAATTTGAATACGCAGCATTTATTAATCCAGAATATAATGACAGTGTGCCATCTAAAAAACTTTTTAAATTTTTTGAATTTAATTCAAAATAAAAAACATCACTCATATAATATGTTTTGTTGAATGTCAATCCATTAACTGTAACTTGATGAAATGAATGTTCAAACAATACTGTATCAGTTTTTTTTGAATATGAGTCTGCCACAAATAACTCATTGTTTTGAACAATGATTAACGCTTCATTTGTATCGTATAGCTTATCAATCATTTTACTCCAAAATTGATTAGCATTTTGATTTTTGTTTGGCTGAATATTCCAACGATACCACTCATCATCTTTCACTCTTTTATTATTTTTAAAAACATCAATATTGCATTTCGTTACTGCATTTGTTATCTTGTTTTTCACAAGATTAAAAGCTAGTTCTCTTATGTATATTTCTGATGCTATATTAAAGCACATAGCATTTATATCTACTTTTTGAGGTTTTGCTTCTTTCCTTAATAGTTGTTTAAAGAACTCAAACGCCATTTTTATTCACCTCCCCTCTAAAATGTAGCAACTCTTATATGTTTTCTTGCTTTCGATGGTCTGTGTAAATCTTTTAATTTATCTTCTTTGCACATCGAATGTACCAATGCCATAAAAGGATCGTTTTTTCTTGTTTTTCTTTCAATTTTTCCGATAAGATAGTTTCCTACATCGAGTTCTCCATTCACTGCCAGTTTTGATTTATTAGCTTTCACTAATTTTGAATTGTGCGTTGCCCATCTTAATACAGGTTGCTCACCCCAGTAAAAATAATTGTTTGTAAAACACCTATCAATTATTGGATATACTCTCATAATGTCGCTTGGTCTAACAAGATAAATATTCTTTTTTTCTATAGAAAAACCTATTTTCTCAAGTTTATCTCTTAATATCGTAAATCTATAACTGTCTAAACAAACCATCTCTATTCTATATATACAATTCATTTCTTCTATATAATTCACGATAATATCTGGATTGATTTCAACATCATAAACCAAATCTAAATATCCTTTATTAGCCCAGTCTTGATAAGGACATTTCAAACGATTAATCTCTGGATTGTTCATACAAATCCATGCTTTATTAATGTCAATTCGTTTGTTTTCATTTTTAAAATGTAAATTTACAGAAGCCCAATCCGTAGTTTTCATAAAATCTATTCCACAAATACACTGCCTTCCTCTTAAATTATCTTCATACTCTTGTTTTGTTTTTTCTATATTTTCCCAAGAAGTAACAGGTAATTCATTATTGCTCTCTCTTATGTTCATTCTCTTCGTCATGAACGCAGGCAGTCTAGCTGGGTTTTTCTTCCATTCTAAATATTCTTTTCTTATTTCATTCATCAATGATGGCTTATAAATCAGTGATGGGTTAGCCATATGCCAGTTTTCTTCATTGTGAACATCTTCTTTTTTATTTAATCTGCAAATAAATGGGAGCGTTCCATTATCTGGTGCATCATTATATAGAATTTCTTCACACTCTTTTATTAATTCATCTAATGGGCCATCAACAACATTCCCATTTGTGGTAAAAATAGAACGTCTTGGATGTGGTTTTTTTCCTAGTCCGGTTGTAAAAACATCTATATTATCATAATTTTCATAACCATGATATTCATTAAAAATAACTACGCCACTTCTTAATCCATCTTTTCCTTTGGCATTATTTGTATGACCTTTAATAAAAGAGTTACGATGCAATCCTCTTATTCTTTCTTGAGTCCAATGAAAGAATTTTTTCATCTTACTTTTATTTCTTTCAAAATTTGCTATTAAATCTTTAACAGGTCTAGTTGCTTGATCTTCATTATTTGCACATATATCAACATCATATTCTCTTATTGGATTATATGGACTTATTAAAGCTAATGCTTCCAATGAAATAACCCCATCTTTCCCAGCTCCACGCCCTATAATACATATTAAATCGGACCATCTTGGTAAACCTGTATCATTCCAGTAAACACATAAATGAAGTCCTAACACAAATTCTTCCCATTCGTAAATTCTTTCAAATCCCATATATTTTGATAAACCAAAATAATTTATAGCTTGTTTTTCATCAACATATACATCATCATTTTTGAAAGATTTAATAATTAATTTTCTTAATGCTAGTTGATCTTCGCAAAAATGCTGAGGTCTTTCATCCATTAAATCAAAATAATTTTGTACAAAAAAAGGAAGTTCATGATTATAACTCATCATCATCACTTCCTATTTCTATTTCTTTTGGATTAATTCCTAAATATTCCAAAAGAGAAATCATTTGTTTATTGTATTTCAGCAACAAATCATAACTATCATTTTTCTTTTCAACTGGCAATCCCTTAGCATTATATGTTGTGATTCTTACTCCGTTTTCATCAATATCTTTTTGAAGTCTATCTTTTAAAACAAGCATATACATATAATCTTCTATT